GCAACTTTTAATTCTACAGTGAAAAAGTGCCAATGATTATTATAGCCCAATAAATCGGGAGTACCAAGTAGGCTAAGGTTTTCCAACCTAGTCCAAATGATATCTTTTGAGGCAGTTTTAAGTTTTTTATATAATTTATTTTCTGGGCCCACGAGTGCATTAATAATCCTTCTGAAGTTTATCGGGTAAGATAAGCTTAGAAGGTTTCTCAGTTTTTAAAACTAATCTGTGTGCACTATGACCTGGTTGACCGATAATTGGAACCGCATTTTCATGTACTTCCATTCGTCTAATCTCATGTAATTTTCCTTTTATCTCTACATAAATAACAGCGTTTGTTACTGCGTCAGAACCTTTTGTAAAGTTACTCAGAAATAATTGAAGATCTTGTACTCTCATGAATCTTTTTGACTTAACTTAGCAGATAAATCCTGTATCACTTTTTTGTATCCTTGCAAGAGATTTTTATTTTTTTCGTTTTCTGATGCTGTTTGTTTAAGATCCCAAATTTCTTTTTTTTGTTCTTTTACTAGTATAATATAACCCTTAATAGTTTCTTGAAACTCGTCTATTCTTCTAGACAAATCTACTTTGAATTCATTTTCATGGGTTAGATCTTCTCCATGTTCTTTTTTGAACGTATATGTTCGTTTATCTTTCATTATTGACTTTATAGGATAATTAATTTAAGTTGTCAAATATGGGTGTACCAAAAAGATTAACTGAATTACAAAGAAAATTTGCTGAGATATTGGTTTTTGGAGACAAGGATGGAAAACCTGTAACAAAGACTGAGGCAGCAAGATTAGCGGGATTTAGTGAAAATAGATTAAGTCAAGAAGGATATGAGTTAACTCATCCAAAATATCATCCATTGGTTGTAGACTATATTGGAAAACTAAGAGAAGAAAAGATTCAAAAATATATGGTGACATTTGATGGTCATATAGCGGAATTAGATCGTATTAAAGAAAGGGCCCTTAAAAAAAATTCATTTTCAACAGCAGGGAATATGGAAATAGCAAGGGGTAAGGCCGCAGGTTTATATATTGATAGAAAAATTATTAAAACAGGTAAACTAGAAGATTTATCTGAGCAAGAACTAGAAAATAAAATGAAACAAATTTTAGAGGATTATGCACCTATTTTAAATGCAAAACAGATAGAAGGAGAGGTTATATCTTCTGAATCTTCTTCACCCATTGACGGGGAATCATTGTCCGATCCCCAAAAGTAATACCATCTTCATCTTTATCATAAGATGCAAACACCTTAATAGATTTATCATCTTTAGAAAATAACCATCCTTCATTGACAGGGTATGCTAATTTCATTTTATCAAACTCTTTATCACTAGCCCAGGCAGAATCACTTACGCAGTCGACCCACTCCACTCTAACCTTTTGAAAAGGTATATCAGGAGTTGTCTCAGTGTTGATAGCTTTTCGTCTTTTCTTAGGCATAATTTCATATATCATCCCTATAAGAGATATACCAGATAAATCACCTAAGAAAAAATCCAAAAATGTCTCCTGGCTGGCACTCCTGTACTAATTTTAAACTAACATTTGCTTTAAAACATGTATAAATGACATAAAATAGTGTCACTAAAACAGTTTCTGTCACTAATTTTGTCACGTATTATTGTTGTATACCAACACTAATAGCCTAAAATGACAAAAAGACAAAAATATTTCATGTTTTTTTTTAACGTCTTAAATTTATCTGTGACATCTCTTATGTATATTTTTGTGGTAATTATGCAACACATATACCCGTGATCCATGAGCGGGTATTCATTAACCTTACAGTATTGCAGTTGCCTTTTTTTCGCCATAATGTAGATCCATTACCGCCATCTTTTCCTCAGCTTGAGCTATTTTTTCTAATAATTTATCAATTTCTCCAGTGATATCTGGATGCTCGGGTATAATAAGCTCTTGTTCACTATAACACCTAATCTTATATTTAGCGTCTTCTATCTCTGCCTTATATCTGTAGTTTAGAACTGTTCTAATCTTATCATTCATGATCTTTGTACTCCTTTATAAGTTTTTCTGATGGATGCCACACGTCAACTGCTGTATGACATTTAGGACACGATAAATTACTAACTATATCATAATCCTCATTGTCCTCGGTATCGTGATCTCCACCCCATATCAACTCATGTCCACAGTGCCAACAATTCATTATAAATTTTCCTCTATAGATTTTTCTTCTCTAAATAGATCTCTAATTTGTTCTTTTAAAACCTCTACTTGCATATCATGGTACTCTATACTAAGAATACAATGTTTTTGTATATCTTCAAAGCTTTTACCAAGCTCAATCCAATTTAAAATTTCATTTAGAATTTCAATTTTGGCTCTATGTCTACCTCTTGCTTTTTCTAATTTTGATTTTGTTCTAGCCGCGGGTTCTTCATTCATTTTGTAAACTCCTCTGCTTTCATTGGTGTCGTTCTTTCTTTTTCTAAAAAATTATTTCTATTAAAAATAAACCCTGACATACCTAAAGATAAATTCCATTTTTTTAATTCATCTTCTTGTAAAATTTCTTTAATTTCATTTAATGATTTTCTTCCGAAATTTGGCGTTCTAAGCAATTCACCCTCTGATTTTTGGACTAAATCACCTATATAGATTATGTCATCATTTCTAAGACAATTCAAGGATCTTGTTGAAAGTTCAAGTTCATCAACTTCCATACTTAATATTTTAGAAAAATATAAATTTTCTATTTTTTTCATTTCTTTTGAAATAACAGAATTTAAATCTTTTAATCTTTCATATATTTCGTAATCATTTTTATCTGCTTGTATCATTTTGTAAACTCCTCTGCTTTCATTGGTTTAGTTTTTTCTTTCTCGTCATTCATTAGGTCATAGTACATGTCTAATCTTTTCAAAAACCTATGTTTCCAGGTCCGTAGTTCATGGTCCGTGATCTTAAATTCTTGGTAATATAGGTCAGGCGTGCATACCATGATAACTCCTTGTCTAATCTTGGAACCGTAGACGTAATCATGGGCCATGGCGTATGCTGAAATTTGCAAATAATAGTCTTCGATCCATTCTTCTCTTTTCGGACGATTAGATTGTTTGAAGTCAACAACAGTCTCAAGACCATTATGCGAGCATATAAGGTCTGTTTGGCCCGCGTATAGGCCAGGATAATGTAACGTAACTTCGGAGCCGTAATACTCTTCAACCGACGCAAGACCCATCTCCATAATTTTATCGGCCATGGGACGCGCCTGGCATCCGAGTTCTGTAAGATCATCGTAACCAACGCCCGTGACGTAAGATTCCAGGAATTTGTGCATACTGGTACCCCGTGCACTAGATACATTCTTGATTCTGTCTGCTTCTGCTTCACCTACTTTGGCCTTCCATTTGGTTAAAAATTCCGTGTTTTTGGTAGCGCCTAATATCGTAGTTACACTTGGAAGTCTATAAGAACTTATCTCATAAACACGTTTTCCTGTATCAGGGTCCGTGATCTGTTTTCCGTCTATGTAGTTGTATTTACTATTTTTATTCATTCCAGGTTTCTTTCCTATATTATGGTATTCTTTTATATCTTCATCACTCATCATAGTTTATCTTTTATTTCTCTTAGATACTCTTCATCTTCAAAATTTTCCTCTTTCTCTTTATCAATGGTTTTTTGTTTTTTAAAAATTAAATCAAAATTTTTACGGTATTTATCATCAGACGGTCTTGATCTACCATCCCAGGGTCTATCTTTTTTTTCTGTAGCCATAACCTTTTCTCCTATTACTATATAATTTACACCAGGACCAACTTGTTAGTTTAGTTGATACATGGTTTACAAACATTAAAAAATTATAAATGTATTTATCAAACATCGTTTCCCATCCATTCTCTGTATAATTCTAAATCAACAACATTATCTTTAAATGTTTGTTGAGTATAGTGTTCTATTACTCTTTGTATCTTAGGTAATTTAGTATGTGCAAAGGGCCATATTAAACAACACACATGATACGCATCTCTAAATGTGCAGCGCCATCTATATTGTTTTAAGTATGGTGTACCATCAACTCTTCTACCTTTTACTCTCTTAGGAGTTAGTGTGCCAACACCCAGTACTTGATGTAACCACATAAGAACACTACGATCAGTCATAGTTACCTCCATACTAATACGCATAGAATTAGATAACCTATAACCTGATTTACCTCTGTGTTTCTTTTTCTTTTCAATACCACGTCTTATATGAATAGATCCTTCTCCATCAAAAAGTCCTGCGATATAAGCTTTGTCCACGTCTTCAATCATTAATGTATAGAGATTTCTTGTCCTTCAAAATTAAAATCATCATAATCATACAATTCTCCTTGCGAATTACAATCCCAACATTGTTCAATAAATTTTTTTTTACCAAACAGAACTTTAAATGTTAAATATCCATTACCTTTACAGGTGGGGCAGATATATATTTTTTTAATTTTTTTTGAATTGTCCATTATATTTTTTTGCTTTCTCATTTGCTATTGCTTCAATTGTTTTTGCCACACTTAATTTAGCATCAGGAAGTATCAGTTTAGATAACTTCTCCAGTACTTTATATGTTTCTTTAGACAGTGAAACATTTCTGTATTTACTCATATCAGTCATGTATAATACCTTTCATTATTTATATTTAATATAAAGTAGTTTATAGGATTGTCAATGACAAAAGTTTTTTTATTTATGTGGATGTGTAGTTCTGTTCCTGGAAATGAATGTATAAAAATACCTACTCCAGAGGTTCAATTTAATGATCTATACGATTGCACAGTTTACGGATACGCTCACAGTGAGGATATTATTGTTTCTTTGACTAGAGAATTTGTTAATGAAAAACAAGTATTTACTAAATTTGCTTGTGAACCCCAAGAGATAGTTTGACATTATCTTTAATTTATGTTATCGGATTAGATCTTCTCACCATCTACCTATCCCCACATTATCCCTCTTTGGGATAGGTACATTTAATTTATTTACAGATACATCCAAAAAAGTGAGCTAATGCACCATCTTTTATAATATGCATGTTTACTTGAGAGCCGTGCGAAACAATTTTTTTTCTTACAATATTACACAAATCAAAACAATCTTTCCAAACTTCTCCAACCAACAGTTCTGCTGTTATAGGCACTAGGTAATATAAACCATTTTGTAATATTATTAGATCCATTATTTATTTTTTTGTCTAAGTTTTCTATTTGCTTCTCCCACAGTTGTACCTAAATTTATTATTTTATTTATACTATGTGTTTTTAATTCTGCCTTAACACCATATCTTTTCCATGCTTTTTTCATCAGATTAAGTTCTAATAAAAAAGTAGACCATTGACTTTGTGATGCTCCCTCTACATTTATTGTTACTGTTTTCATTTAATTATTAACTCTTCTATCAAAAATATTTTCTGCATCTTCTGGAAGATCTCCATTCATCATATTGGTCAATAAAGTAATTAATTTTTTATTGTCATGTTTTTCACCATTCTTACCATAACGAATCATTACTCTAGTCCAAAACATTAAAAAATAAAAAGCAGCTATTGAATCAGTATTTTCAGGACCCAATATTTTACTGATATCCTCAAAGCCGTCTTCTACATCTTCTTGTATTTTATCTTGAACTTTTTCCCAAAGTTTTTGTATATCTTCACTCATTAAATCATTCATTATATAACTCCTTTTAAAA